GGGATGGTATTATACTACAACCAACTGTTGTAAGTACAACAAATAATGCAGGAACATCTATTGCAGTTACATTACCTAGAGTTACACGTATTTTAGCTATTCATGCTTTTACTACAGTAACTGGTCTCTTTGATATAGGTGATAAAGATGGAAGTAAAATACAATTCCAAGTTGGTGCAAGTGGAACAGCAGATATTTACATGGGAGAAACTGGTATTAAGTGTGAAGGTACAGTAAGTGTTGCTACTCCTCAAGCAGGTAGTGTAACTTTAATCTTAGGATAAATAAATGCCTAACTATTCTTATTTAAAAGATGATATTGTAAATACAATAGAAAATGATTCAAATGAGTTTGCTACTCAAATTCCTTTTTTTGTACAGAAAGCTGAAGATCGTTTAATAAAAGAATTAGATGATGTAGCTTTAGATTCTTATTCTTCTGTTACTTTTACAGCAAACAATCCAGTAGTAAGTTTACCTGATGGTGCATTAGTTGTACGTAATGTAAACTTTACAACAAGTGCAACTGTACTTGGTGAACCAACTGGTATTATACCTTTATTACAAAGAACATATGAATATGCAATAGACTATTGGAATAAACCTACATCTGTAGGAACTCCACGATATTATGCACGTAAAACAAATACACAAATTTACGTAGTACCTACACCTACTTCTACATTAGCAGGTGAAATACAATATACAAAACAACCTTTAGCTTTATCAAGTGCTACAGGTACAAGTGCTACAACTTCTAATTACTTTAGTGAAAATTGTTATAATGCTTTATTTAATGCATGTATGATAGAAGCTAATTATTTTATAAAAGATTTTCAAGTTGTTCAATCATGGGAAGCAAAGTATAAAAATTCAATAGATGCTTTACGTAATCAAGCTAGAAGAACTAGAAGAGATGATATGGAAACACCAGCAAGTCCTGCAGGTGGTCCTACTCCAGTTATTCAAGGTGCTAATTAGTGGCAACAAATAGATCTAAAATAAAACAACAAGTTAAAGGTAAACTTGGTAGTGGAAAAAGATTTAAAGAATTAGTAAAGAAAACAGGATCTAAAGCATTAGCTGCTTATATAGGTCGTAAAAAATATGGTAAAAAGAAATTTCAAAAACTAGCAACTAAAGGAAGAAAAAGGAGAAGCAAGACATGAGTAAAGATTTTATTACTGGAGGACAAGGTAGATTTCCATCTAGTTTAGCACCTAAAGATTCCAGCATTACAAGTGGTAAACCAACAGGACAAGGGTTTGGTGCAGCTCGTACAGGACCTGCAGTTAAAGGACCTATTGAAGCTGTATCTAATGCAGACTATCCTCAAGGAGAATCATTTGATATAGGTGGTGTTAAAACCTCACCTGTTATTGGAGTTAAATAATGTATGGAAATAAAAATATGAAAAAACCTATGGGTGGAGTAACAATTAAAATTCAAAAAAGACCTATGGGTGGTAAAGTATACAAAGTAGATAACAAAGGACAAAACTTAGTTAATAAAATGTATGGAGGAAAAATAAAAAAATGACAAATATAATAGCAAGATTTAAAGAACCATCATCCTATTCTGCAATATCAGCAGTACTAGCTATGTGTGGTATTATGGTTCCAAGTGATTTATGGCAAAGTATTGTTATGCTTGGATGTGGTGCTTCAGGTGTAGCAGGTTTTTGGATTAGAGAAAAAAAGAAATAGATATTATGGCTACACGTAAAAAAAGTAATATGAAAGGTTTAACTATTAAAGGTGGTTATAAAAGACCAACTAAACAAGGTGCAGGTCT